GCCTACCGTTCCGCTGATCTTAGTTACCGTAATCCAAACCAAAGTCTCGCTAAAATTACGCTGAGGAAGTAAACGGGTTGATACCGTTGCAGTTCCTGAGTTGGTAACAGTGTCAGTCGTTAGGTTTGTGCCCAAAGCATTATAAAAAACGTGCTGCGAAAATGCCACTACACTTAGCGACATTACAAATAATAAAATGATCGTCTTTTTCATCGTTTCAAATTGTTTAGATAGCTAATTCAAGGGCTGTAATTGCATCGCTGAAATCACCTGATACAAACGCACCTGCATGATTTGCTTTGATATAACATACCAAGCGAACCTCACCTAAGATGGTTACTAAGTTCTTAGTAAAGTCGTCTGCATCATGTCCCATGTCAACCATGAAACCATCGCGAACGCGAACATTCATCTTAGTGAAATCACCTACCGTAAACTTATCAACTGTCTGGCCAGTGTTTTCAAGAATTCTTACACCTGAAACCATCATGCCATCTGCTGACTTGAAAGGAGGCAAAGCATAGTGACCATCAACTCCTTTAGCCAAATCCAATTTAGCAACATCGGTAGGGTGCATCAAAATATAGTTCGGGATGAACTTGTTAGCAACAACCTGAGCGATAGCGGTACGCAATACATCGTAATGATTAGCGCTAGGAATAGTAGCCGCAAAGCTACCGGCATCGTAAGCGGTGTCTTGATTCAAGATACCATTCAAAGAAGGTGTAGAACCATCACCGGCAAGCAAATCAGCATCTGCTTTTAACAGAACTTCTTCACGTAATTCGGTGTCAATCTCATTTGCAAGACCTGGAAGATCGGCAAGTGATTCTTTTGATACTTTGATGTATGCTGTAACCTTCTCAACCTTAGCAGATTTTTCAACCCAGTTAAAGTCAATTTGATTCTTTGCAACGCCTTCCGCGGTTTCGTTGGCCGCTCCTTCTTGTCCTTCTTTTTCAGCCCATTGTGCATACATTGTAGAGATAGGCGAGGTATTGGCTATATCAATCAGCAAAGGTCTACGCTTCTGAATGTTGGTAAGTCCAGGCTCAAAGCTCGAAAGCTCATAAGGGATTGAGTTAGTTCCTACCGCGTCAACGTTAGCAGTACCCATAACACCAACAACCTTATTAGCAACATTAACACCATGAACTTCTACAGTTCTGTGTTCTCCTTTGGTTAGCTTCTTATCGAAGAAACCGGCTTCTTTCATGGATTCAACTACTTGCTGACCGAAAGTTTTAACCTGACCGCGTGCGCCTTTGTCTTTAGACTTTGCAACATCTTCGGCCATTTCTTCGATCTGCTTAGAAACCTTTGTTAAGGATTCGTTTACATTCTTTATAGCTGATTCGAACTTTTCAGCAGTCAAATCTTTTAGACTTGCTTTTAGTTCTTCGAGTTTCTTCAGGGCTTCATCAAAGGCGGATTTGTCAGCCTTGTCCCCGATAGATTTTTTAAATGCTTCTACTTGACCTGATACTTTTTTGATCTCGTCAAGGATTTCTTTTTCTTCCATCTGTTTAAGAGTTTAAAATTTTTGATAATCGTTTTAGTTCTTCTGCTATTTGAGTGCTTTTTAGCGGCTCTTTGTCCAGTGGATTGCCCGGCTGGCCTTTTGTTTCCTGTACAGAGAAAGTAGGTGTAACGAAGTTTGAACCCTTCACTACTGCGCTTCCTTCAATATTTTTGGCTTCCGTTACCGCAAAGAAGTAACCTAGATTGTCCGCAGCTTCTTTATTTGCGATAACCGGATAGTATTTTTCCCATACTGCAAATTCCTTTTCGTACTTGGCATCATTGATAGCCATGTCAACTTTAACATAGCGCATACCTACTGAATGATTCTTAACCTGTCCTCGCTTGTAACGGTCGAACATAAACGGGGAGTCGTTCTTATCAATCACAGAATCGTAAACCAAAGCCTGAGTAGTGCCTTCCCATCCGGCATAACCTAATTCAGCCCATGTCATTTGTTTTGCAAAGGCTTTTACATTGTCTGAGATTATTCCCTCAAACGTGAAATTGTGCTGATTAACCAGGTAGTTATCTTTTGTTTCCTTCAAAGACTTATTCCATAGTTGGTCAATATGAACATCATCATGCGAGTCCAGTAGTTTAGTAGTATTAATGATTGATCGAACTTTAATCTTAGTTGCCGTTTCCGCAATCATTTCAGCTTTTACAACATCGCCCTTATCAGATACCATAGGGGCCATGTAATAAATCGCATCAGCGTGTTTTATTGTCGCTTTCTTTTGAGCAATCAATGCCGACTTATTAGCTGCTAACCAGTCGTAGAGTTGCTCTTTATCTTCTATGAGTGGAATCTTAATCATTTCTTTACAGTTTCTTTTTCTGAAATCTTCCTTTGTTTAGCGGCTTTTATCTTAGCTAAAAACTTTGCCTGCCGTGCTTCCTGTTCTTCCTTTTATTCAAGGTATTGGATTTTACGTGCGTCCATGATGTCGTTATATTTTTGGTTTACAGGCTCTTTAGCCTCTTTCTTTTTACGCTTGCTCATCTTCGTTATCGTTTTGATCTTCTTCAATATCTTCCTGAATAGGTTCTATGGGTTCCGGCTTCTTTTCAATCTTGAAATCTAAATCCAGATACGCGTTTGCATCATCAACCGAAACACCCATATCAATCAATGACTTAAATGATGCTATCTTCTGTGATTCTACACTTGATTTTTCAGCCTCGAAAACTTGAGTAAATGGTAGATGCATCCAATCAATTACCAGGTTTATGCCTTTCTCTTTGTACCCGAAATGTTTTTCAATCAGGTTCATGAAATCGTTACCCTTTGGCTGTAAAGTATAGCTAACATGAGCCATACGTGACTTTTCCTGATTCTCGTACGTTGAAGAAACATTAGCCTCCAACACATCGCGCGGAATGCCGTACATAGAACCAATCAAAAAGTAATCAGATAAGAAAGCCTCATCCAATCCGAGGGCGTTCATGTCGTCCACAAATCGCCTTATCTGCACCATTGTTTTAAGAGGCCATACGTTTTTAGTGCTATCCATCTTGTCAATGATGTCTTTCTTTTCCTCATCACCCAAGCCAACTGTTTGAATCGTGTTTGCAGATCCAACCAAAAATTTTCCTGTAAACCTTACGTTGATATTTTTAGCGTCTAATGCGTGTTCGCTATTTGAAATAACTTTGTAAAGGGCATCGAGGCGTGACGGTCCTTTAAAGAAATTACCTAACCCATTGGTCAGGTCTGAGGCATGAATCAACCGATCTAAAGGAAATTTAAAAGTACTTCCATCATCGTAACGGTAGGTTATTTCCTTTTTTGAATAGGCCTTTAGAGTCTCATCGCTGAAGATCAACTTGTCACGGTTGATGTTCATTTCGTATGGCCATTCTATTTTATAAGGCTCAAGGAAATAAAGCCTGTTTCCTTTCTTTTCAGTGATTGCGCTATCACAGTATAGGTATGCATTACCTAACATATTCCAAAACATGAAGTCCCAAAGGAACTGAGACCCTGACTGCATCGGGTTAGGGTTTTCGATGAGAGTCTTTAGTGGGTCGCTTTCAAGTTCTATATCTTCCTTGTAGGCGTAAACTTTGCCGAGTGAGAACAGATCGCATTGAAGTGCAAAAACCTTTAACGCTGCCGGATTTGATAGGACCGCAGCTAGTTTGTGCTTATCTAATTTGTAGTTATTGAAGTTTGTGGACGCGTCAATAGAGGCAAGTCTAAACTGATAGCCTTTATTTGATGATCTAAACCCCCGTAAGATATTCCCCGCTAGGTCTAAGAATTTCAAATTGTCCTAATTTGAGACAAATAGAATAAATTGGGAATTAAAATCCTAATATGGTAATAGTTTTATTTTAGGATATTGTTTCACGTGAAACCCAAAATAGGAAATTATATCAATTTTATTACACCCTGCTGTTTTAGAAAGGCAACAATATAACGTGTAGGGTCAATTAAATGTGAATTAGCATCCTCAGGTTCTTCCAAAACAACACCGTAACGGTCTGTTATACGGGAATAGCTTTCTTGTTCTTTCCTTAAATTATTACTTGAGGCGGTGAAATAAACGTCTAACTGCTCTAGTGAACCAATGCCATCCAACACACAGCCAGGACCTTTAGCGGCTGCAATGGCGTAATCCCAACCGGCCTGCCTGAGGGCTACTATCTTCATAGCGCGGTTGTCGTCACAGACTATTATAGCATTTTTAGGGATTCCTAAACGTTCAAACTGCCATGCAACTATACCCTCCTCTTTATCCCTGAGCTTGCCTAATTGGTCCGGTGTCATTACAGCCATTAGCTCATTCTCTGAGGCGTAGTTCAATTCTTTTAGGTACAAAGCACCATCCAGATACTTAGCCTCTAAAATGCCCCACGGATCGACTTTGCCCCAGTCTACCCCGTAATACTTCTTAGCCTGAATCTTTAAATAATCGGCTTCGCTAATCTCTTTCCAGTTGAATATTCGGTTAGGGTTAAACCCCATTACACCAAGCCCATAAATATTCCACTTATTGCGCCAGTACTTGGATTTGATGTTTGCCTCAAAGTCGTACCTTTCTAGGTGCGGATCATGGTAGGCTTTAAACTTCATCATCTCTATTTCCTGCCTTTCCTGAATAGATAGAAGTTCATTATCGCGATAGGTTAAAGCCAGAAATTCAGCATCGTTACGGGTTAATATTTCGGTATGAACCCAAAATTCAGCGTTTGGGTTAAAGTCCAAGATCACCCGTTTAGCCCTTGAGGTCATTTCCCGGTAGGTTTCGAATGGTACTTTGTTGGCCTCGTTAATGAATACCAGGTCAGACCGTAATCCCTTGCCTATATCTTCCTTGTCTAACCCGATAAATTTGATAAATGATCCGTTTTTGAATCGGTAGAAGGTTCCTGAAGTAAACGCGGTAGGGTCGTATATACCGACCTCCTTCATGATCTTTACAAAGTCTTTGATCACGGTAATTCGCATCTTTGTAAGTTCCGCAGATGCTATGAATATTTCCCTATCAGGATTGGATTGTGCGTAGTTGCAAATCAGGATTAGAATTGAAAAGGTTTTACCGGCTCCCTGCCCTCCCTGAATAACCCAGATACGCTTTTTAAGTCGCGCTATTTTTCTGAGGGCCGTTGTCTGCTGAATCATCCGCTAATGGGTCGATGTTTAGAAATCCGGTTACATCGTGTTTTACTT